GCGCTTTTCATTCGCCAGCCCAGCGCCCTTGCGAACCCGCTGGTGCATAGCCGAAACCGCAGCCGTGCCTGCGCCGTATCCACCAAGGGCTTGGTTGATGCTCTTGGCCTTCGGATCTTGCGCCAGAACATCCGCCACGAACAGCCGCTCAAGGGCGGTCACGCTGTCGATCACCAGCGTCTGGTAGTCGTGCGGCTCGTGGATCACAGCCGTGATTTGCTCCCAAAGCTGCGATGCGCTTTGCAAAAGCGGAAAAGCATCAGGTCGCTTGTCTGCCGGGATGGCTTGCATCCCATCTTCTGCGCGAATGAAGATCGGCTTGGGAAATGCCGCTGCGAGGCTTGTCTTGCCCCTCCCAGCATCGCCGCAAACTGTCACAATGACAGGCCGGTCAACCGGCTTGCGTGCTAACTCCATGATTGACATGGATCGTTCCTTTCATGTTTGGCACCTTGTGCCTCGCCTGACCGGGGCAGGCTCTCAACCCGGTGACTTGACATTGCATTGTGCGCGGGAGTATGTCAAGAGGGCATAGGCGCACAAACGAGGAGTTTTTTCAGATGATGACGCTAGACCAGATCAAGGGCCTTCTGCATGACAGGAAGCTAAATGTAGTAGCCGACGCGACGGGTGTTCACCGAAACACGCTGACCGCGATCCGCGACGGCAAGAACACCAACCCGACATTGAGGACGATAGAGGCGCTATCCCTTTATCTTTCGCCGCGTGACGCATGACCCACGATCCTGATTTCCCCGCGCCTGTTCGGCCTGCACGCCCAGCGCATATCGTTTCGCAGGCGGTTGTCTATCTTGACACGCTGGCCGAGCAAGACGCCGAGGCTGTTGCATGGGCTGCCTATGATTGGCTGAACATCCGCGCGGCTGGTCTGCCGCTTCTGCCGCTCATTGACGGCACTGCCCGCGATGACGCAAGGTTCTGGGCTGAGACTGCGAACCCATCCGAGCTTGAATGCTATGCTCTTGCCGCTGTTGACAGGCTTGGCGGCATGAGCGGTGGTCATGCGCTGTTTGCTTCTCGGCAGATCAAGCGTCTTGTCGGCGCGCTTTGGCGGCGGATGTCGCCCAGCGAACAATCGGCCTTTGCAAAATGGGCCACAGATCAAATGGAAGGTAAGAAATGAGTGCCGACGATTTCGCAGACTTTGAGGCGGGCTATAACGGTGCCAAGTTCGGGCAATCACCTCAAGCCGCGCAAGCCTATTCACAGGATGAGTTTAGCGCAGAAGACTTTGCACCGCCCGCGCCAGAAGCACCAGAAAGCAACGACCGCTTTCCCCCGCCATTTCCACTTGACGGCCTAGACCTTCTCACCCCGCCCGGCTTTGTTGGTGACGTGGCCGCTTGGATCGACAGCCAGTGCCGTTATCCCCGCCGCCGCTTGGCCGTGGCGTCTGCCATTTCTGCCATCGGCAACATCGGCGGCCTTCGCCACGAAGACCTGCGTGATGGCGTCACAGCAAACATGCTGGCCTTCTGCGTGGCTGCCAGCGCCACCGGCAAAGAGGCGGTTATGCAGGCCCTGACCGATCTGCACATTGCGGCTGGCGTGCATTACGCGCTGCAAGGCGGCATCAAGTCCGAGCAGGAAATCATGCGGAACCTGATTGAACATCAGTCGGCCTATTACATCATAGACGAGATCGGCATTTTCCTTATCAAGGTCCGTAATGCTCAGAAGCGCGGCGGTGCGGCATATCTCGAAAGCGTGTTCGGTGCGATCATGTCGGGCTATTCAAAGGCCAACAGCCGAATGCTTTTGCAGGGCGACACCAAGCGCGACCTTCGCAAGATGTTCGGCGGAATGCTGGCCAAGGCTGAAGATGATGGCCGCGATGATCTAATCGCCCGCGCGCAGCGTATGCTGAACATGGTGGATCAGGGTCTTGATCGCCCGTTTCTTTCCGTGGTCGGCTTCACAACGCCCGGCACCTTCGATCAGATCATGGACGGCGAAACAGCAACGCAGGGCTTCGTGGGCCGCGCGATCATCGTGGCTGAGACCGACAACAACCCAGAAGAACGCGAGAACTTCCGCAAGCGCCCGATGCCAGAAAACCTTGCCATGAGGCTGGCCCAGATTTTCCACGGTGGTAACTTTGACGTGATGAACAGCGGCGGGCGGGTGGAATATTCCGGCGACCGCGAACCCGTCAAGACTGACGATGATGCCAGCGAAATGCTCCGCAAGGTGTCCAAGTGGCTGCACGCCTATGCCGAGGAGATGGGCGAGAACACCGGCGAAGCATCCGTTGCCATGATCCGCCGCGCCTATGAATTGGTCGCCAAGATAAGTTTTATTCTGGCCATCCCAACAGCCCAGAGAACCGCCGAGCATGTGCGCTGGGCTTTTGCCTATGTCCGCGCTGAACTGGACGCCAAGATCAAGCTGGTCTTTGCCAACGACAACTCCAAGGACCGCCCAGAGGAAGCCATTGCCGCTCGCGTCATCAATTACATCGACCCAGACAAGGGCGCATCGACCAAGGTGTTGGCAAACCGCATGAGAATGAAGCCAGAGGCGCTTGAGCCGATCCTGAACAAAATGGTGAGCGCGGGCATGATCCGCCGCGAAGCTGGCAAGAAGGCTTGGAAGGGGAAAATACCAGATGTTTGGGTGGTGGCGTGATGTTACACACGATTTTACACATGCCTGATAACTTGCAAGCCATTGATAAGGCTGTCAAAAACGGCAAGTTTAAACTTTGCGATGTTTACACCTATATCAGTCATAATATCTCAGCCAGAGAGACCACCTATAGCCCCTATGGGAGAGAAATAAGTAAGTATATATATATGTGTAAACATATAATATCTATAGAAAAGCCTTACAGGCCAATGGGTTACAAGTTATCGCGTCTGTGTATCTTGGTGCGTAATGTGCAAACATCATGGAGGGGCAAATGAGCCAGACCATCTATATCACCGGCGACACAAAACCGGACGCATTCTACCGCGCGCTGGCCGAGGCGCAGAAGGGCGACCGCATCGTCTACCATGTCGGGCATACCTGCGGCGGCATCCATCGCCACGCGGCTGCACGCGCCGAGACCGACAAGCTGGCCCTCCTCTTCTGCAAGCGGGCCTACGGATCAACCTTTGCATATTTGGCGGTAAAGAGATGACAATCATCAAAGAAGAACGCATCGGCGGGCAACGCCTGATTTTGGGCGATTGCCTGAAGGTCATGCCGCTCTTAGGCAAGGTGGATGCTGTGGTGACTGATCCGCCTTATGGGATTGGGGAAGATGGCGGTCGGTTTCGAGGCCGCATAGGCGGAGGCCATCGTGTTTTGCCGCGTAAGGGATGGGACAGCGCCCGGCCAGATGCGTCTGCATTTTCAGCCATGCTTTCCGCGGCGGATGAACAAGTCATATGGGGCGGGAATTACTTTGCAGATTTGTTGCCACCATCTAAAGGCTGGCTTTATTGGGACAAGCTGATGGGCGGTGATTTTGCTGACGGTGAGTTGGCGTGGACCAGCTTAGACCGCGCGCTGCGAAAGTTTACGATTTGCAACAAAATGGGCGGCAAAGAACACCCCACCCAAAAGCCCGTCGCCCTCATGGAATGGTGCTTAGGCTTCCTGCCCAACGCCCAAACCATCCTCGACCCTTTCATGGGCAGCGGCACCACCTTAGTCGCTTGCCAGCGCCTTGGCCGCAACGGCACAGGCATCGAACTTGACCCGGATTACTTCGCCATTGCCTGCAAGCGTGTGGACGAGGCAACAAGACAACCCGACCTGTTCGTCGCAGCGCCACCAACAAAGCCCGTGCAAGGGGGGTTCGACCTATGACCAGCCCGCATCATCCCAATGGCTCACAGCCCCGCCCTCTCGGAAAATACACCAGCGTGTCCGATGCAGCACGCAAGCTCGGAGTGACCCGGCAAGAAGCCAAGCGCATCCTTGATCCATCACGCTTTCATTCCGAGACGCAAAGGCGTATAATGCGCGACAGACAATCTGCACCGTGAAGCGACAGAGCGAGGATAACATGCCAGCCGGACGGCCTACGAAATACAAGCCAGAAATGTGTGAGGTCGTCGTAAAGAGCGGAGCCGAAGGCAAAACTCTTGTCGGAATGGCTAATGATCTAGATATTCAGCGCGAAACGCTCAACGAATGGATGAAAGCGCATCCTGAATTTTCCGACGCCGTAAAAGAAGGTTTGCAAAAATCGCAGGCTTGGTGGGAAGATCAGGGCCGCATCGCAACATTTGGCGGAACCAAAAACTTCAACCCGACCAGCTACATTTTCAACATGAAAAACCGCTTCCCAAGCGATTGGCGCGAAAAGCAGGACGTTGACCTGACATCCTCAGACGGCTCCATGACGCCGCAGGTGATCGAACGCATCATCGTCCAGCCAAAAGACGCGGATGCCTAAGAACCGCCTGCAAATCAGAACGGCAGCGGCCTTTGCGCCGCTCCTAAACCCATCCCGATACAAAGGCGCATGGGGTGGCCGTGGCTCAGGCAAATCACGCTTCTTCGCAGGTCTTCTAGCCGAAGAACACCTGATGTTCCCCGGCCATCGCAGCGTCTGCATCCGTGAAGTGCAAAAGTCCCTCAAGCAGTCAGCAAAGAAGCTGATCGAAGATACCCTGCAATCCTACAACCTCGGCGAGGCCCAAGGCTTCAAGGTGTTCCGCGAGGTGATCGAAACGCCCGGCGATGGCCTAATCATCTTCCAAGGGATGCAGGATCACACCGCAGACAGCGTGAAATCGCTGGAAGGCTTCGACCGGGCTTGGGTTGAAGAAGCCCAATCCCTCTCCGACCGATCCCTCTCACTCCTGCGCCCAACAATCCGCGCAGAGAAGTCTGAGCTTTGGTTTAGCTGGAACCCATCGCGCCCGACCGATCCTATCGACCAGCTTCTGCGCGGGCCTGTCACGCCATCAGGATCGGTCGTTGTCCGAGCCAACTGGTCAGACAATCCGTGGTTCCCGTCCGTCCTAGAGCAAGAGCGCCGGGATTGCTTGGAGAACCAATCCGAGAGATACGGCCACATCTGGGAAGGCGAATATGCAACCGTCCTCGAAGGGGCCTATTACGCCAAGCATCTGACCGACGCCCAGCTTGAGCGCCGGATCGGCTTTATCCCGCGCGATCCGCTGATGAAGGTCTACGCCTGCTGGGACATCGGCGGCACGTCATCAAAATCCGACGCCACGGCAATCTGGATCGTGCAATTTATCGGCCCCGAGGTGCGCGTGCTGGACTATTACGAGGCCGTAGGTCAGCCCTTCGAGGCGCACGTCAACTGGCTCCGGGCCAATGACTACGAGGAGGCCGTCTGCGTCCTGCCGCACGACGGGCGCAAGCACGACAGCGTCTATGCCGTTACGCCCATGTCCTATCTGCGCGAGGCTGGCTTCGTGGTTGATCTGGTGAAGAACCAAGGTGCCGGTGCTGCATTGCAGCGTATCGACGCAACGCGCCGCCTGTTCCCGGCAATCCGCTTTAACGAGGAGACAACGCGCGGCGGGCGCGAGGCTCTCGGCTGGTATCACGAAAAGCGGGATGAGGTGCGCGGCATCGGGCTTGGGCCTGAGCATGACTTCTCCAGCCATGCCGCCGATGCCTTTGGCTTGGTGGCTATCTTCAAGGCCGGGATGGCAACGCAGGACGATTGGGGCGCACCTATCAGGCGGAATTTGAAAGGCTTTGCGTGATGTGATAGGGTGGCGGCATCCCGCGCCAGAGGAGGCCACAATGCCACTCAAAAAAGGTTCGTCTGCCAAGACGATTTCTGCTAACATCCGCACGGAAATGAAATCCGGCAAGCCGCAAAAGCAGGCGATTGCCATTGCTCTCAGCAAAGCAGGAAAGGCGAAGAAGAAATGAAAAAGCCAGTGAAGTTCACCCCGTGCAAAGGCTGCCCGAACCCTGCCAAGTGCAAGGCTATGGGCAAGTGCATGATGAAGGGAAAGAAGTAATGAACACCAAGACGTGCTACAAGTGCAAGAGGGAGCAGTCTGTTGTCTTCTTCTTCAAGCACCATCAGACCTCTGATGGTTTGCACTCGTGGTGCAAGTCTTGCTGCAAGGAAGGCAACGAAAAATCTCGAGCCAAGAAATACAGCACGTTCGAGGGTAGGGTGCCGACTTTTCTCGTGTCTTGTCGAACCAACGCGCGGAAAAGGCAAAATGAGTTCAGCCTAACCGCGTCTGATCTTGTTGACATGTGGAACGCTCAGGGTGGAATTTGCTGCTATTCTGGGTTACAAATGGAACTGCAACCCAACAGCTTATTTTCTGTGTCTGTTGAGCGCGTGGACAATTCAATCGGTTACACGGTTGAGAACACAGTTCTTGTGTGCAAGGCCGTGAACAGCATGAAATCGTCGATGACAGGCGAGCAGTTTCTAATGTTTTGCCGCGCCGTGGCAGGCTGGATGCAAGACGAGGAAGGCAATGATGTGAGGTTTATGAAAAATGGCTAAATCAGGACTGTACGCAGCGATCCACGCCAAGAAAGCCCGTATCAAAGCCGGATCAGGCGAAAAGATGCGGAAGCCCGGCACCAAGGGCGCTCCGACTGCGGCTGCATTCAAGGCTTCGGCCAAGACGGCCAAGAAGAAATGAAGACCCCGGCTTGGCAGCGTAAGGAAGGCAAGTCGCCCAGCGGCGGCTTAAACGCTAAAGGCCGCGCGTCTGCCAAGGCCGAGGGAATGAACCTGAAGGCCCCGGTAAAGGCGGGCGACAACCCGCGCCGGGCGTCCTTCTTGGCTCGGATGGGC